CACCTGTTGCACCTGTTACACCTACTACCCCTTGAGCACCTGTTGCACCAGTAACTCCTAGCGGTCCTTGAGCTCCTGTAGCACCTGTAACTCCTACAACACCTGTAGCACCTGTTACACCTACTACTCCTTGTGCACCTGTAGCACCAGTAACACCTACTACTCCTTGAGCACCAGTTGCACCTGTAACTCCTACAGCACCTGTAGCTCCTGTAACACCCACTACTCCTTGTGCACCTGTAGCACCTGTAACACCTACTAATCCTTGAGCACCAGTTGCACCAGTAACTCCTACTGGTCCCTGAGCACCAGTCGCACCTGTAACTCCAGTAACTCCTGTAACACCAGTAACTCCTGTAACTCCAGTAACTCCTGTAGGTCCGGGTGGTCCAGTTGGTCCGGGACCTCCTGTAACACCTGTAGCTCCTGTAACACCTACTGGTCCTGTAGAACCTATAGGTCCTGTAGCTCCTGTAACTCCGATAGGTCCGGGTGGTCCACCCTTTCCTGTATTGAGAGTGGTCTCCTTCCTAACCGCATTAAAAGGTAAACTTTTTAAATTTCTGTTGTATCTGGTAGCCATAGGACATCAATAATAAAATTGGGGAGTTTAACCCACTCCCCGAGGGTTTGTATTAATTTAGCTAGCCAACTAAGCCATATTGATACAGATTGCTCCGACACCGGGTCGTACGATTTTTAAACCATATCTCATGGACATGTAAGAACCTACGATTCCGAAACCGGGGTTAGCTTCTTCAACAGTTAGAGGTCTTCTTTCGACGTAAGCCATTGGCTTAACACCTAAATCGAACACTCCAAATCTATCAGAAGGTACCCAAGCATTGACAACTACAGTTAGTCCGTATAGACTTCCTACAACACCAGTTGAAGCTGTATTAGCTACTGGGCTGCCAGCATGGAAAGCTGGTGTGGTTGGATTGCCTGCACCACTTGCTGCTCCTCCTGAAACTGCTGAGAAAGCAGAAACAAAGTCACCCAAGTCTAATAAGTTCTTGTAGTGAGCTGGAGAAATAAACAAATGAGTAGCATTGTAACCATGTGTTGATATTCTATCTATACCTTTTACTATGTCACCAAGTCCCATACCTCCAGCTGTTGCTGAAGCGGCCTTGAAGTACATGTCCCTAATTAATCTTGCGGAACTTTCGTTACCATAAGAATTTAATCGTGAACCTGTAGCGTCAATATCGCCAGCGACCATGCCGCTACCGAAAAAACCACCATACGGGTTGCTTGAGAAAGTTGTGATTGTTGACTCTGCTGTATTCGCGTCAATTGCGATAGTTCCGAATGTAGAGTCTGCATCGCCACCGAAGACAACTTTGACGACGTGGTCGGTCATGTGTCTGTCGACTGCTCTGCGTGCTTCATTCAAAGCCATCTCAACTTCGTTGAATCTTGAGTCTTCAATCATTCTACGGGTTACACCAACTGCAATACCCCACTCTTTAACTCCGACTCTCTCTGAGCGTAGTTTTGTGTGTTGATATTGAGGGGTGTTTCCCTCGTCGAGCATTTCTAGCTTCATGCTAGGTCTGTTAAAAGTAATATCAATATTACCTCCTGTGTCTGTAGTCATTGGGTCTGCAAAGAATTGCATGACTGGAAGGTCTGTAACCTTGTAGTCAATAATTGCATCTTTGTAGTCAATAAGTACACGTTCACCGAGTCCGCCATTAACGGAGCCAGTGTTCAAGGATGTTAGTATACCGGGAGTTGCGTCAACCATTTAATTCACCTTAGTTCCTCATCAAACATTTGACCATGCGCACACCAGTGCCGGTGCCTAATTCAAGGCACACTGCTACAGTTGTTCCTGAAGCGGCTATAGTTGTGTCACTGCCAGTTACTAAAATACCATTTGCGTGTCCTACATCCAACAATTTTCCTTCGTCCATGGTGCCGGAAACTGCACAGTTCAATATAACTCCTTTTCCAGTTACAATACTTGCAACGTTGTTAGCAGCTGCATCTGTTAATGCAATGCCTAAAACGTTGTGAGCATCGATACCTGCGTGGTCAACATTACCGTCGCCGTCCATTTCGACTGCACGACCTGCGGTTATTGCTGAACCAGCGGTGAAAGGTAGTATACGAGCCGGAGCTCCACCATCATTTACTAATACTTCTGTTGCCATTTTTTTAGTCACCTCTTAGTACTTCTCGGTCTAGGGTAATTTTACCGTTAGACCATTTTACTCCGAACTTTCTTTCAGTATCTTCAGGTTTAACTTCAGCGTCTGCTGATGCTTTTCCTTTACCGAATGAACGTTCTACTTCTGCGGGCTCTGGCATTACTGCTAGAGCGTCGCTAAATCCAGTCAATCTGGATTCATCCCATGCGGAGAGTTCCTCAACACGTGATTCTGCTTTGTCCTCAACAAGCGTTCCGAGTAAGACTTCGCGGGAAATAACTGCTTTTACAAGCTCGTTCTTTCTTGCGACTGCTTCTTCTTCTGCTCTTTTTTCGTCAGCTTCTTTAAACTCAGCAATCATTGATTCAGCAGCTTTAAAAGCTTTCTGTTGTTCTTTGATTGTTGCCTGAGCTTCCTGAAGTTGAGATTTGAGGGAAGCGAATTCACGTTCGACAATTTCTTCTGCATCGGATTTTACATTAGTTTCTACTTGTTCTTCTGACATAGTTTCTACCTCTGTTGTCCCATCTGTATCATCACATGTTTTGCCATCTTTACAAGAATCGCAACATGAGTCGCAATCTTCTTCCTTGGTTTCTTCAGGTGAATCACAGTCTTCTTTTTTGTCGATTGTGCATTCCTTACAGACGGGGTCCATCTTTTCATTGTCAATGAATGAGACTTCCGTGGGACGTATGTTCGTGGCGAAGGTATCGCCCATCACATCTATATCGTTGGAAAACCAATCGATACTGACATGAGTCATATCCCCGTCCTTCACTTTTTCCATTGCTTCGTTACCGCGATTATATTTACTAGATACTGTTGCCAACATCTTAATTGCAGTTTTTCCATTATCCATCTCGATAACCTGAGGGTCAGTAGCCATGCCGATTAAATCCTCAGATGTTCTTTGATGGTCGACGTAAATGGGTAGTTCATCGAATGACTCTACCACACTTGTCAACATACTAGGTTCAATATGAACCCTTTGTTCTATTCCGTCTTCCTCATAATCATGAGGACCGGATGTAATGGCTATAACGGGGAAAGTTACGGTAGCTTCCCCATCATCAGCCTTGTTAAGTGTAAAATCAGAACCATCTTGGAAAGTAATTCCAAAAGACCTTCTCTTAGGTTCTGCTGATGTGGTCCTACCAAACTCCCGCTCTACGCCATTTTCGTCTGCCCAGATGTTACACATCGAAGCAGCAACTTCTTCATGGTTTTCAAAACCACGTTTATGTAGCGTTGTGCTAACATTTGTTACACATTTCTTATAACTCATGTTCTGTCTCCTGTTGCGTTTGCGGAGGGTTTGTTACCTCTATTTTGTGCTCTAGCGGATTCTTCTTTCTTATCTTCGTTCTTTCCACCAGAGATGTTTGCATTCTTATCACTCTGTTCTTTTTTGATTGGAGAAGCTTTAATATCTTCAGAAGTTTCCATATCTAGTTCTGTAACTCCCTCAGGGTCAAGCCCTCTCTCTTCTCTAACTTCACCCGGTGATAATACTCCTTCTGATAAATAAATCATATCAGTCTTAGCTTTGGTGAATGCGTCTTCAACATTAATCTGCCTGAATTTGAATTTAGCCTCTCCACTTTCTAATAGAGGCATTAATTGTGCATTCATAGCAGCTTCAACCATTGTTTGTAAATATCTTACATATGGTTCAAAAATAGGTCTAGCCTTTTCAGGGTCGGTCCACATTGTTTTAGGTACTTTAAGAGCCATATGGATTTTGTCCATTAAGTCATCAGTATATTTACCATACTCAAAAGCTCTCTGAGTTCCTTGTAGTTCTTTTATTTGTATATCATTACCATGGATAATATCTTCACCCGGTTCTAAAGAATTAAATGCATTAACAACTTCATTAATTTTATCGGGTCCATAAGGCATATCTGGTAAACCACAAGATATATCAAATCTTGATGTTGCATATTTATTTAATGCAGCCCCTATATCTCTTTCAGCATAATCTTTTAAATCAACTAAATAAAGTATTGGGTGTATATCAGATAAACCATAGGCATAATCATCAAATGGATTATTTTTTAATTCTATTATCTCATCTTCTTCAAAACGTATGTTTTCTTTATCTTCACCTATGTCTTGGTAATAATACATTATTTGGCCATGCTCATTTCTTTGAACATACATGTTCTGACTTGAACGAAGAACTAAATTGTCTCCTGTCCATTCTAAATAAGATGTTCCAAAAATACGAGCGTTACGTAACCAGTTGTACATTGTGTTCTCGATATTAATATCTCTGAACATTTCTTCTACTTCTTCACGTAAATCATCGTCGTCTGTTACAATATCGTATTGGTCCTTAACTGCATAAAAACATGGAAGGTCTATCAAACTTCTAACTAAAGGGTCTGATAAATAAACATTCATATAGGTTCTATTATCCCCAATATGTGGTTCATAATTTTTTCCGGGCCATTCTCTCCGTAGTTGTAATCTTCTTATTACACCTGCTCCATAATCTAGCGGGTCGTCTTCCTTAAAAGGGGGATTTGAACCCTTAGAAGCAAAACTGCGTTTAATCCAGTCACCAAAGCCCAT